ACGAGGAATTGACTTGGGTCGTTTCTTTGCAGCCATCAGTGAAGTGTCCGATTATCAAAAAGAGGCTCTAATGGCTCAGACAAAAGTTCTTCTAAAGCTTGAATAAAAATGTCGGCCTGCACCGGAGATTCAAATCCTGTAAACTTTACAAAAACTTCAGGAGTAGGAGAGTCCTGCACAGCAATGTAGTAGTTGCCTAAGAAGTTAAACTCTCCCACCCTAAATCCGGCCACTGTAAGCCTCCTTAGTATTTTTTCCGCATGTATAGAATAACTGTATAGGTGTCAGCGGAACTGTGCCCTACCGTGGTGAAATTAATATCACCGGTTTTGCCAGATCCTGCGTTGTTCGTAAGACCGCCAAAAACAGTGTAATCATGATTTCCACTTTGGTTTTCACCAAGCTCAATACAAAACTGGTCGGACGTAGCATCAAAAAGTATCTGTAGTTTCATTCCGATGCACTGCCACCAAATACGCTCAATGACGACACCTGTGCAGGTGTCGCCATCAGCGCTGGTTTCTAAAGCAGAAACGTCTACCTTGGTGACCGCATCCTCGCCCGTACCGTCCGAAACATTGGTAAACTTCATCACCGCATATTTCGGTCCATCAGAGAGTGTTTGAGAAGTTACTGCGTCAGCCATTTTCTAGCACCTTATCTGGATTGAGCCGCAAGCAAGTAATCAATGCTCATCGACTTGGTGCCTGTAGCAGAACCCGAAAGTTCCATCGCACCTATGGCAAGGTTTTCATCATCCGGAATATTGTCGGTGTGTGTTGCAACCAAGTTGCGGTTTACAAAAAACTCAACCGATCCGGTGCCTTTTACGTGAAAACCGAGCGTCACATACGTTCCAGAGGAAATGTCAACGCCCGAGTCCGTTGTCGTAGCCGTGCCGTCTTTTTCGGTAACGCAATCAATGTTGCTGTCTCCGTCATCGATCTGGAAAACAATTCGGTCTGCGGCGGTAAGCATTGCTTCCGGATTGGTCGCAAAGTTTACGGTAAGTCCGACGCACACGTCCATGGCGTCGCCTTCTGCATCCGTCACAAAAAGTTTCGTTTCAAACCAGATATCGCGGCCCGAAGACACTGCAAAAATCTCATTACCTTGAATAGAAGCACCATCGTCATCGGTGGTTGCTTGACTGCTTAAAACAACAACGCCGTTTTCTACGTCGGCACCGAGGGCCGCAGAAGCGCTGGAGTCTTTTATAACAGTCCAGTCATTTGTGTTGTCGAGAGTAACGCCGGTAAAGTCGTCCATGTACAGGACATAGTCCGGGTTACATGATGTTGGGAGGTTTTCGAACCACTTGCGTGGGGAGTCCTTTCCTGCATAAAGGATAGGACCAGTAAAGTGAACAGCCATTTTGTACTCCTGTCGTGGCTAATGTCGGCACGTTATGCGCCGTCAGGGACAAAGAAAATATAGACCAAAACAAAAGGGGCGGCAATAGCCGCCCCTCCCGTTGTACAAAGAACTTCTGAGCTTATGCAGCGCCAGCCGTTCCAAATACGCAGCGCCAGTCGGAGACACCGAAGGAATAACGCTCACGCGCCTTGAAGCGCATGTTACCCGTATCGAAGTCG